TCTTATTATTCGTAACAGTAGTGCTGATGTTATCAACCTGAATCTTCAGGTCGGCATAGCCCTTGATAGTTCCGTCCGCATTGAACTGAGCTGCCATGAGGCTAAGAAGGCGATCGTTCTGATATACCCAAGTGCCATAATAAACATCTTCAAGATCCTCTCTGGCTGCAATCTCGTCATTCAGATTCTTCGTGATATTGGCAAAAGCCCTATCTGCTGCATCCTTATTATTTGTGACGGTAGTGCGAACATGGTCGAACTCTATCTCTATCTCTGCCACAGCACGATTCAAATCTGCTGTCTGCTTTGCAGCCTGCAATGTGATGCGGCGCGATGTCTGCTCAAACAATGTCTCGTAGGTCTCGCGGCTGTTTACGATAGGATCGGTACGGAGGGCGATGAAACGTACATAGCACTCTCCGGTATAACTGACGACCATTTTCCCGCTTTTACCAGTATATGCCCAAGGCGACGCTTCGGTGTCCTTGCCCTGAACAAGAGTCCATTCCCGTGAGGCGTTGATTGCCTGGCTCCATGTTGCAATGACACTGCCATCACTCTGGATGAAGGAAAGGGTAAGCGTACCAGAACTGATAGGCAGCATCCTTATACCGAAATAAAGACGGTCTGCAACCTGCTTCGTCTCTGTATATCCGGGGTTCTGCTCATAATCAGAAGCGTTTTCGGCATGAGTGCCGTTTGCTGTGATATAAGAGAAATTCTGAGACACGCCCATCCCAAGAATATGCAGCACCTTCATACCGAAGAACTCTCCGACATCTGCCGTGAGTCTGTTCTGATATGCAAGTACAGCACCATTCACCATGAGCGGAGTGCCGTCACCGCTATTGATGGCTTCCTGAGAGAGTCCTGAAGGAGCAGCACCGCCACCTACACTACATTTCTCCCATGCCTCCATTTCTTTGGCAAAGAAGCCGTTAGTAAGGAAATTGTCTTCCTCACTGATGTTATAGGTGGTCTCGCTATAGACACTCTTCATGCGCTCTCGCGTAATCTCAATGCTGCTGTTAAGGCTCTCTCCGGTCTGGCGGTTGAACATCTTACCAACGGAATAGAGGTTGGGAAGGTAAGCACCGTATTCCTCCAGATTGCCGAAGAGGTCTGTGCGTAAGCCCTGCAAGTTACCAAGCCTCAGTTTCATTGAGTTGTTGGGGTCGGTCTTCATGCCATAGTACACGTCCATATACGGGGTATTTGGGCCAACCGTGATAATCTGCATCAAACCCTTACGCTCCGGATCTGTCTCGTTGTCCTGACGCACAAACGTATCTTTCTTCTCGATGATAGTGGCAGGAGTACCGCCCTCTATCTCGGTGACGAAGTTCTTGAAAGTAATCCAGTCCAAGCGATCACCATTCTCGTCTTCCATGCCTCCAGTACCGGAGTCGGTGACAATGAACTCGTAACTCTTGGTGATGTAGCCACTGCCACCGCTGACAATATCGTTGCCGGGGACATACTGCTGACACTTGATATAGTCACCTTTTCTGAAATTAACGGCTCTGATGCGTCCGCACTCAGTAGAAAGCCAAACCTTACCCGTCGCAGGATCGTAATGGTGAACCTCCATCATGCCCGCAAAGACGTAGTTATCGAATTCACCACGTAACTGCGACACAATCATTTCATAGACACGAAGCGTCTCTCTTACGGTGATGCTGTCTATTTCGAGGGTGTAGTATTCTTCCTCAACGCCTGCGGCATTGATGCGGGTCTTCTTCTGTATAGCCCAGCCCTTACCGCCAAGGAAATCGCTAATGAACTCGATGCTTGAAAGCGAACCGCCAAAGGTAGAGTCATTCACAACGAAGAGTTCCTGCAACTTTGCCAGTCCTCTCGTTATCAATGTCTCTATCTCAACATGACCTTCAGGTGTGATGATACCACCCTCGATGCCTTCAGCGTATTTTCCAATAAGGATATTGCCAAGGGTCTGCAAGCCGACGCGGAAAATGGTCTGATTCGATACCTCTCCGATGTGAGCCGTCTGAGTATACAGCTCCTTTGCACGGAGCAGCTGACGGAACGTGCCGTAGTCCAACTCCATATTCCAATCATCGACGGCATTCTTCCATATCGAGAAGCCCTTGCCGTCGTTATGATCCATTCCGTCCTCGTCCTTCGTCCATTCACCCAAAATGAATTCAGGTGACTGAACCATCTTGTCGGCAATGATTCCTGCAAAGAAACTGACAAGGAAATCGGTCTCGTCCTCATGTATCTTGGATAAGTAGTTGGAATCGCCAACCTGCTTAATCAGTTTCTTGATCTCGGTTTCAGACAATACGCCATTGAGTCCGCTCATGCCACCAACGATGTCGATGGTTCGCTGAATGGCAGAAACGTCCTTTTCGTCACGAAGCACGACCTCGTAGGTGGGGATGCCGTTATTGCCGTCCTCTTTGATGGTGAGGTTGTCGATATATGTGGTGAGGTCAAGTTCGAGGTCTTCATCCTGCATCTTTATGCACATACCTGCCATGAGGCTGTCATGCAGGCTTGTGATAGTGCCATTGCTTGCACTGGCGCGATCATGCTGACGTGCCATTTCTATCTCGTCAATCTTAGGCACATAGGCAATCTTAGGCTCGTCAACGGTGTCGAGGAACTTACATGCCTCCAGTAACAGCCTATCCGCTGCTGCCTCTACGTATGTG